CGCCAAGTGCGGCATACATCCGCGTCACGCCGATCTCCCGGTAACTGAAAAAGGCCTCGGTCATATCGACCAAAGCCTCCCTCGGCATGAATCCGGGCTCCGCGACGTTCTGCAGAGCGCAAATAGTCAGTTTCCCGCCGTCACGCATCCAGATCCCCCCAATCAGTATAGGCAGAGCTCATGAGGAGCTGTGCCTTCTGCTCATCGTAGGACGTCTTTAAGCGTTCCAGCGTCGCCTCCTCCATTCCGTCATACGGAAAATGGATTCGACAGTATGTCTTGACGGCCTGAGCGATCAGCGGCGCCGTGTCCGTCCGATTCAGGAGACCGGCACGGATGTCCACGATCCCCAGATCGGCCAGAGCGGCGTCAATCAGTTCGTTCAGTTCGTCGTCATAAGCGGTGGACGCGATACGGCACGCCACCTTCACACTATCCAGTAGAGCCATATCGCGCCCTCCGTTTACTTGTGTTTTGTAAATGCCTTGTAAAACGCATCATCGATGACCGTGGTGGATACATGACCGCACACGATGGTGGGATCGCACCAGATCTTGAACCCGCACTGCCTCGCCCTCCAGCAGAAGGCGACGTCCTCGCCGTTGTTTCCGATCGGCGCGAACATATTCCCGAATTTACTCTGCACATCGAAAAAGACGTCCGTCTTCATAAGCACGCAGCCGAAGCCGCACGCACCGACCTCGAAGAGCTTTTCGGGAATGGTAGTGAACTCCGAGAAGTTACAAGTGTCGTCCTCGTTTATGTCCAGCCGGTCGTACAGCACCGGCGTGTATGGCGGCACCCTCCGGAAGTACAGACCTGTCAGAATATCGAGGTCGTTCTTCTGGAGCGTGTCCATCATCCGCACCAGCGTGTCCTCCCGGAAGACCATGTCAGAGTCCAACCAGAAGACGAAGTCCATCTCTTTCTCAATTGCCGCCGTGGCCAGAGAGTTTCGTGCCGCATATATCAGCGACCCGCTCTTCATGTAAAGCTGGCACTCGCCGACCTTGTGCATAGTAGCGAGGCTGTGCGCGAACGCGACTGGCACTTGATCCATGCACGGAATTGCGATGAGCGTTTTCATTTAGTTACTCTCCTGTTTTTGCATCAAAAAGCGGCGCAAAACTGCACCGCCCTTTCTGTGTTTTGTTAGCCGGGATTGTAGACTTCCTCTGATGCTTTGATGACGATGTTATGGGTCCCTGCGAGATCCTGCCCACTCGCAAAATAGATGGAATCAGATTCGCTGCTCATGATTTCTGCGGTTATTTTTTGTGCGTCATAAGTGAACCCAATAGCCACTTGTCCAGCTCCCTGCGAGCCTTCCCATAGTCCACGCCCAACTTCTACACCGTCAAGCGTCAACGATACAATGCTCAAGTCCGCCGGATATTCGGAAAGGTCAAGCAGAGCCGAAGCATCAGAGCCGTCAGCAACGATCGTCACATTTCCGGAGAAGATGGTCGAGAATGTCAGTTCATCCTGCACGATTTTGACCGTGTGGTTTCCGGCACTCATCATCGACTCATCGCTCTGAATTTCACCAGTATCGTATACACCGGCAAACACATCATTGTCTTCGGTGTAAAAATTCGTGTAGGCCGTCCCTTCATCGTCGATGGTCATGTTAGAGTACACCCCATCGTCAAAGTACATGGTAGTCCACCTGAACGCCTTCATCGTGTCATCAAAGGCGACTGTCCCGGATAAATACTGGTACGGTTCTTCGCCCTCAAGCGACATTGTGACCGCCCCGTCATACAGCACTACCCCTTGAGGAGTAGGCGGGACGGGGTCAATCAGTTTTTTGCCAGTTTGACGAACGCCCCGGGAGCAACCACGCCGATGCCGACGAACTGACGGCCGAGCACCTCGATGAGGTCCTGCTTCTTCAGCGTCATGTCGTCGAACTTGAAGTCGATGCCGCCGCCGTTCGGGAAGTTCATCAGAGCGCCATGGTCGAGGTCGCCAACGATGGCGTACGTCACGCCGGTCGTCGCCGCACTGTAGGCCGTGATGCTGTTGTTGAACACCACCGGCAGGCCCTCAAACGGATCGACCGGATAAGACGCCGCATACTGGGCCGCCTTGAAGGCCGCGTACGTCTGCTTGTTCATGATGATGCAGGGGTTGTCAGCCTCATCAGACAGCTGCGCGATAGCCTTCGCGATGGTGCCGACGCCGATAGTGTCCTCTCCAACGACCGGAACACCGACCGCCGTGGTCGTGGAGGCAGTGCCGGCGGCAATGATCTTGGCGACCAGAGTATCGGCGGCCTTCTTCGCGATGCGGTAGGTAAGCTCGTCGTAGATGTAGCGGAGGAACGCCTCGCCGCGGAGATCATAGGCCTCGTCCGAGATCTGGACGACCTTCTTGATGCTCTGCGGAACAAGCTCCACAACACCCAGCACAAGGTTCTCGGGATCGATGGCGTTGCCGCCCTCGGTGTGGATAACAGCATCATCGCCAGAGATCTCAAAGCCAACTTTCAGATTCCCGCGGATGTAAGCCTTGCGGACACGAGCGGTCACGCCCTCGCGCTCCCACGCAGTGCGGACAACATCGTCAACAAACTCCGGCACCGGCACGGTCCCGCCGCTGACGTTCTCGGTCAGAAGCGCGCGGCACTCAGCGTCGTCGTTGCTCTTGATGTACTCGGCGTAGGCCTCGATGTACTCTTTACTGTTTCTGATTTCCATATTCGTCATAGTCTTTCTTTCCTCTTTCTCAAACTTGCGGATCACCTCACCGGCGCCCTCGGCCACGGCCTTCCTGACCTCGACCTTCTTCGCCTCGGTAGCCTTCCGCTCCTCAAGCTCTGCGTTGATGCTCCTCGCCTCAGCCTCAAGATCATCGAGGTTAGCTTCAGGAGCGTCGACTTCGGTAGCAATGGCGGCCTTTCTGGCCTCCAGCTCCTCGACCGTCATCTCTTTCAGTTCCATTCCGATTTCTCCTTTTCAGATTTCCGTGAGTACACGAATCTTAAGTTTCTGGCGCTCTCTCTGCTCTCGCTCAAGTCGCTCCGCTCTCTCTGCTTCGATCACTCCGTCGAAGTAGTCGCGAGTGCTGACAGACAGCTCCGTTGTCGGATTCGCCGGAAAGCTCACAGGTGAGACGTCATACACCTTGGCGATCCGGTCGATGATCCTTGTATGCGTGGCCTTGTCGTAGTGATCCTCGGCCACGGTGAAGGCAAAGGACATCTTCGGATAATTGCCTGCCGCGATATCAGCAAACAGATCCTTTGCCCTCTGCGTTCGCCCCAAGTCAGTTTTCTGCGCAAGGCCTGTCTCATCGACCCAGACCTCGACAGATCCGGCAGACGTCCGTGCGTATACCGGCCCCTCATGATCAACACGGAACACCACGTCGGACAGATCCGCGCCGTCGAAGGCCGTCGGCTCGATCCGCTCGGAGTAGTTCACATCGTCGATCGTCATCAGGACATACGGCTCGAATGTCGCCGCGTGACCTTCAACAAAAAAGGACGGCTCTGCGCCATCCTCGCGCTGTGCGATCCGGAGCTCCATGCTCCGATATTCTCTTTCTCTACTCGGCATTGTTGTTCTCCTCTCCAATCGTGTAGTATTCGCCACGGATCGGCAGCTGATCACCGATCTCCGGCGGCAGCGGTGGAAGGTTCCAGATCTCGCGGATCTCGTTCCGGCTCATGAGACCACGGTCGGCCATCTGAGCGCTCACCTTTAGCTTGTCAGCGTTGCTCATGTACTGGAGCCGGTTGGCGGTCGCCATCACGTAGTTCCCCTGGCTCTGTTCGCGGAAGGTAAAGAGCATCTTCGTCATCACTTCCGAGAACTGAATCGCAAACGGCTCGATGACGCCCTCGTAGAAGGCCGCCCACGCGTCACCGTATGCCTTGTTGGTCAGCACGTCCTCGTTGACGCCAAAATACTCGTAGACGTTCGCCTTGATGGCTTCCATCTGGTCAGCGTCCACGACCCACGGCTTGGTATCCACCTGCTTTATATCCGTGTAGGTGTTCGGGAACAGAAGTATCCCGCCGCCATCCTCGCGCAGATTTTCCTTGGTGAAGCGGCGCCGCTCTTTCTTCAAATCATCGACCTTGCTGAAGTTGTTGACCTTGGCCATGAAGCGGTAAGTCGCCGCGGACTTGACGCCTTCCTGAATACCCTGATTCTGGATGTGTATCAAATCAATCGTCGGAATCAGCGCATGGTTGTTCTCGCCGAAGAAGTCGTCACGGTATTGAAATTTCGTCAGCACTCCACAGTAGGCCATCTCGATCGCCGCCGTCTCACCATGCGAGAACTTGTACCGAAGGTACGGAGTGTCGCCGTATTCGATGATCTCGCACCGATCAGGAAGCGGCGTGAAGATTCCGGACGGCTCGCCGAGCTCGTCATACACCGGCACGATAAAGGCCGTGTTGTGAATCTGCCGGATCGTCTCCAAGCGATACAGGAACTGCCCCCACGTCTGCCACTGGTTCGGGCCGTGCTTGAGCTTGTTCTGTAGCGCCGGACGCGCCGCTCCCTGCACCTCGACCTTCAGCTTGCTCACGTTGGTTGCGATCGCGTTGATGCTCGCACGGATGATTTCGCGCTCGTAGACGTCGCCGCCCCAGCGCGTGAAGTGCGGCCGGTGGCCGGTCAGCGAGACGAAGCTGCCCTCATATTTGCCGACAGGCTTCGGCGCTCTGCCGAATATCTTGTCAAAAAGTCCCATGTTGTTTTACTCCTTGTTTTGGAGCCGGTCGCCCAGCTCATTCCACCACTTCTGGCGCACGCACATAGCATCCAGCAAGGCCGCGCATCCGTCGATATGGTCCCTTGCGTTTATCTTTACCAGCTTGCCGCGTCCGCGCTCTGTAGACATCTTGATCGCGGAGTTGAGCAGATGGATCTTCAGCAAATCGTTGTCGCCGATGTGAATATGTCCGTCCTTCAGGATGCCCTCAGTCTCGCGGATAACCGGATACAGGTTCTCGCCCTGATAGACGTCGTCCGTCCGGAAGCCGTACGTATCGAGATCCTTGATTAAATACTGCGAACTGTATCGGTCGTATCCGACCATCAGAGGATAGATCTCGTACTGCTCGATCAGGCCGACCATCCAGTCATACAGATCGTGATAATCGACGTAGTTCTCGCCGGACAACTGCAGGATGCCCCTCTGCACGTATGCGTTATACGGCAGGCCGTCCTCAGCCGTCAGGAAGTCCACACGCTCGGCTGGCATGAAGAACTTAGCGATCACGTAAAGCTCGCCGTTCTTCTCGATCACCACCAGAACCGCCGTCAGATCGGTCGTCTGCGACAAGTCGATGCCGGCCACGCAGTAGGAATCGCGGAAGTCTTCCAGATGGAGCGCCGGCCCGGAAGCCGCGTTCACCACCTCGGCCGGAAGCCAGGCGAGCGAGCTGTTTTGCTTCACGCACGAATATTTGGTCAAGAACTCGGCCTTCTTAGAGAGCGAGCCCTCCGCAACTGCAATTTCCTCAAGCAGATAGTCGACGGAGACAGAAACGCCCAGGTTCGGATTTGCCTTCCTGAGCTCGTTGATGTCGTTCCACTTGTCGATGTCGTCAATCATGTACAGGAACGGAAGTAAACGTTTTTCTTTACTCTCGCCCATTAAAAAACGAGTTGATCGCTTGACCAGCTCGTCGAATATACCGTCGTTCACATATCCGGAAGTCGTGCAAGACAGGAGCATCGAAGGGTTGTCACCCATCTCACGCGCACCCATGCCGGACTTCATAACCTCGTATTGCTTCAGGCCGGCGTCGCCCTGCCAGCTCGCAATCTCGTCGCAGATCGTCAGCGAAGGATTAAATCCGTCTGACTTCTTCGCCGAGAACGCAATCTTCTTGACCTGGCTGTTGGTCGCCGGTATCCGGAGGTCCGTCGTCTTGTGGATAGCGAGCTCTGAATCGTCCTTCGTGAACTTGTTGTGTTCATCCTTGCTCGCCTGGATCTCGTCGCGCAGCTCCTGCCACGCCGGATCGAGGATTGTCATCTGCCAGATCGAATCGTAAACAAGTCCTGCCTGCTCCAGCTTCGGGGCAATGCAGTAGACGCGAGCACCATACCCTCCGTCGATGTACCAGACGTACTTCGCAATCGCGCCGGCGAACAGGCTCTTGCCGTTCTTCCGGGCAACCAGCAGAAGCACCTCACGGAACTGACGCTTGCCGGTCTTCGGGTCGCAAATGCCGAACATGCACGACACCATTGCCTTTTGCCAGAGCTCCAGCTTCAGCGGTCCGGGCGCCAGCGGTCCCTCGGTGTGGAAACAATGCGCTTCTATCCACTCGATCGCGTCGTTCGCCTTCTTCTGGTCAAAAATAAGCGCACGGTCCTCAAGGTTCCGGACGATATAGTCGTACAAGCGCCGAATCCAATCGCTGACCGTTACGCTCCGCTCTTTGATGGCCTGATAGTAGGCCAAAATATAGTTATCTCCGGTTTTTTCTCCCATGCTCTCCCCATCTTCGGCTTCGTCTCTCTCGTTCAGGCTTTCTCGACAG